GGTTTCAAAGCTCTTCCGGAAACCGCATCAGCTTCCAGCTGGTACCAGGTGCTTGGCCTTCCTTTGAACGCCACTGCTGATCAGATCAAAGATAAATACCGTGAGCTTGTGAAGAAGTATCATCCGGATAATCAGGACACCGGTGATGCTGAGAAGTTTATTCAGGTGAAGAATGCTTATGAGGATGCATTGAAAGGGGTGCCGGCATGAGTGGTTTTAAAATTGAAGGCATACATGCATTCGTTGCGGTGGATCCAGTGTCCGGTGACGAAGGCGTAATGGGTGCAAACCTTGACGGCACCATGTATCCATTGGTAAGTGCAGATCCTACGCGGTTCCACATCTACAAAAAATTGGCTGAAGATATCTCCAGGGTGACTGGTCAGAAGTATCGTGTGATTCGATTCGACAATCGTGTTGATGTTACTGATGAAATATTGAAAGGATCGACTGCATGAATAAGCAAGAAGCGATCGACGCGATGAAGGCCGGCAAGATACTTACACACGAATATTTTCAACCTAACGAATGGGTAACAATTCGCAACGGCGCTTTTGTTTTTGAGGATGGTATTTCATGTACTACGGAAATGTTTTGGAATGACCGCAAGCACGCCGGATGGGATGATGGATGGAGAGAATGGAAACCAATTGCGGAGCTGGTCATATTTGCTGTTTATAAGAATCCTTCTGATTATCCAGGTAAATGGGTAGTTATAAAATTTACGGGACTTGTTCCTGATGATGTGCCATTGACCGTGGCCGACAGTATGGATGAAGCTCGGAAAGCAATTCCACCGGGAATGGTAAACATCGGTAGGCATCATAATGACGATCCTGTAATTTTTGAAACATGGCTTTAGATCATCCACAGTTTATAATGATCAATGTTCCGGAAGCTTTCTTTAAGCATGATTTTGAAGAAGCCAACCTGCATAAGAACGAGGCGAACAAATGGAAGATCAAGGATTGGATGGAAGCCAGGGAAGATATGTTTCGCCGCTTCTATGAAACAATGGGATCACGAGCCGAAGATGATTGCTTTTATCACTTCATTTCATCGGTACCAACGCATTCAAAAGATATCACTCATGTGTTTGTGTGCTTCCGTGGGTTCGTTCAATACAAAGCGATCGTCGTCGAATTCCTGAAGGACAAGGCGGTGATGCTTCCATCATACGAACATCCGACTCCGCGTGACTGGGTGATCACTACCGGTCCTGTTGTTAAAGCTCCTGCAGGGATGGTACAGAAAGGATTCAGGGGCTTTCGATATTGTGATATGTTGTTTTGATAATTCAAATTGAGCGACCAGAAAATATATGGCGAGGATAGCACAACCGGGCATCAGGTATTACTCTACTGATGTCGACATGGTTCTTCACCAAAAGGTGAAACTTATTTTTAATGAATTTGATTCCCATGGGTATTGGATTTACTCATGTTTACTTTCTGAAATATATCGGGTAAAGGGATATTACTTAGATTTGTCCGATCAAGATTACCTCACACTATTTGCTACTGATGTCGTAAAGAAACCGGTATCCTTAGTGAAGACAATCGTGAGTGGATGTGTCCGACGGGGGCTTTTTGAAAAGTCGCTTTTTGATGTGTTCACTATCTTGACTTCCGACAGAATCCAGCAGACCTATTTAGATGCTACGTCAGAGCGTCGCCGTAAGGGTTCGGTAATCGAACTCAGGAAAGAGCTATTGCTCATAACGGTGCCTGATGGGGCGGAAAATGTGGTAATTGTATCCAAAGACGCCGAAAAATCTATTCTTCCGCGGAGGAACGAAGAAATTCCGCGGAGTAATTCGCAAAGTAAAGTAAAGCAAAGTAAAGTAAAGGAAAGTAAAGGAGAGAGGGAGGGTGAACCTCCCGCGCACGCACCTGATTTCTTGAAAATTATTTTTGAAAAGTTTAAGGATAGCGTCGCTAAGCATTTCCCCAAGGAATGGGAGAAGCATAAAAAATCCTACGATGCTTTCGTGAAAGACTACCAAGGCCGGGAAGATTCGCTGAAGTTTAAAATCGAAAACAAATACGGCGGGAAAACACAGGCAGACCTTGAGAAATTGGAAGCTGAGTTTAAAAAGAAAAATTCAGAGTTCGATATCGACGGCCACAAAATCCTCAACGCCGAACTGAAAAAATTCAGGGAATACTACGCTCCTCGCGGATGGAAGCTCGGAGGAGGATTGCCCATCACCCGGGAGAGCTGCTGCGATGTGTTCGCAACCTGGCTCAGTCGAAGGAATCAATACGAGAAAAAGAAATGACGGAAACATTAACTGTCGTAGAATTCAAAAATAGCCTGAAGAAAAAACCAATGCGGTCAGAGCATGATTTACAGGCAGCCTGCATCAAATGGTTTAAGCTGAGTTATCCTCATTATCAAATGCGGCTCTTTGCAATTCCAAATGCTCAGAAACGTGATGTGAAGACTGACAAAAAGGGAAACTACTATGTGCCCAGTGCCAGTAAGCAGATTGCCGAAGGACTGGTCAAAGGCGTATGGGACGCATTCCTGGCAATTCCTCATCAGCTATACGGAGGAATGTTTATCGAGTTTAAAGTTGGAAGGAATAAGCTCACAGAAGATCAGGCTCGTTTCCAGGCTGCAATAGGAGTATTCTACAAATTCGTGATCTGCTATAGCTTTGAAGACTTCAAAAAGGCTGTTGATGAATATCTTAATCGAAATAGTAACGTAAAACGTTAAAAAATTACATTTGGCGTGATTCCTTCAAAACATGGCAACTCCTAAAAAAAACAATCCACAAAAAGCAGGCAGGAAATCATTGTACAAAAAAGAATACTGCAGATCCGTTGAGATGCTGTGCAAGCTGGGCGCTACCGATAAAGAACTTGCTGAATTCTTTGAAGTATCAGAGGTAACATTGAATGCATGGAAGAAACAGTTTCCACAATTTCTTAAGTCCATAAAGGCGGGAAAACTTTATGCGGACGCTAATGTCGTTGAAAGCCTTTACCAGAGAGCACTTGGTTATAAGCACGATGATGTGGATATCAAAGTGGTTAAAGGGAAAATCGTTAAAACAAAACTCGTTAAGCATTATCCTCCTGATTCCACCGCTATGATTTTCTGGCTCAAGAACCGCCGAAAGGTTGAATGGAGGGATAAGCAGGATCTGGAAGTCACTGGCAAAAATGGCGCGCCGCTTTATAAGGTTTATAAGGGAATTGATCACGATAAAGTGTGAATGATTCTGAAACTATACTTCCAGAACAGAAACCGTATCAGCCATATGGAGGAGCGGAGCAGCTTTTTTATTGCAAAGAAAAATATATCCTCATCGAAGGCCCTGCCGGCACCGGTAAGACGCGCGCCATACTCGAGAAGGTTAATTTATGTGCAAGCAAATATCCTGGCATTCGTGCGCTATTTGTCCGTAAGACTCGTAAATCACTGACTGAATCGGTTCTAGTGACCTTTGAGGAGAAGGTGCTTCCATCAGGGTCACCGATCCTTGCAGGTCCTACACGGGAGCATCGCAACGGCTATCACTATCCTAATGGATCTACGATCGTTGTTGGAGGAATGGATAATCCAGACCGCATCATGTCCACAGAATATGATATCATCTGCTCCTTCGAATCAACAGAGCTGACCGAAGACGATGGCGAAAAGATCACCACGCGACTCCGTAACGGCATGATGCCATACCAGCAATGGATCGCCGATTGCAACCCGGGAGCTCCGACGCACTGGCTGAATCAGCGAGCCAATGCCGGTAAGATGCATCGCATCCTGAGCCGGCATAAAGACAATCCGACCATCACGCAGGATTATCTTAACACCCTGAATGATTTAACAGGAGCCCGGCATTCCAGGCTTTATAAGGGCCTGTGGGCTGCGCAGGAGGGAATGGTCTATGACTATGATGCGGCCATTCATCTGATCAATACAATAACAGTTCCTTCTTCCTGGACAAAGTTCCGAATCATTGATTTCGGATATACCAATCCTTTTGTCTGTCAGTGGTGGGCTCAGGATCCTGATGACCGGATATACCGGTACCGCGAAATTTATTTTACCAAGAGGCTTGTAAGAGATCATGCGATGCTTATTAACCAGCTCTCCAAAGGGGAACGGTTTAGCGCCACGATTGCTGATCACGATGCGGAAGACCGAGCGACGCTTCATGCGGAAGGGATCCATACCATTGCCGCAATCAAAGATATCAGCCCGGGAATTCAGGCCGTGCAGCAGCGGTTGAAAATTCGCGGTGACGGCAAGCCGGGACTTTTCCTGATACGAGATAGCCTGGTAGAGCGCGATGAATCATTGGCTGAAGCCAAAAAGCCAACATGTACCGAGCAGGAATTTGATTCGTATGTATGGCCAAAGGGGATGGATGGAAAGCCAATCAAGGAAGCACCGGTGAAAGTCGATGATCACGGAATGGACTGTGTCCGGTACCTATGCATGTATTTACAAAAGGGTGCAAAGAAGCATCCGGCAATAATATGGAGGTAACATGATCTGGCATATTCTTCCCATCAACGATTTGAAAGAGCACTCCGAGCGATCGAGCTGTGAATGCAATCCGAAGGTGCGACAGCTTGAGAACGGTGATCTGTTAGTAAGCCATAACAGCTATGATGGCCGTGAGCTTATTGAAGAGCTGCTTGCAGAAGTAAACAAGAAAGGAGAACACGATGGGCTGTAATACCTGCGGCCCGTCAGTTCAGGCGCAGTGTGATTGCTGTCTGCTTGTTGATAACGACAAAAGTTTCAAGGTCGTAGTATGGTGTGAGGATTGTCAGGCCTACATCTGCAAAGACTGCGACCGCAACTGGTTCAAGCGTGGCGCCGCCTACCTGCTTCGCAAGTTCGGACGCAAGGTAAAAGCGATTGCAAAACCTTGCGAAGGCTGTTCATAACTTGGTTTAACGTATAACGTGCACATTTCACACAATGCGTTATTATTGCAGCCGGTCATTACCGCATAATGATATTTCAGGACGATCAGGCAGCCATCACATTCATAAGAGCTAATCAAAAACCTCCACAATGGGTTGTTGATGCACGGACTTATTCATCTGAATTGTCGGCACTCATCACCGGGGAAAACTTCCATGAGAAATTAATCACCGTTATCGAGCAGCTGGAGACAGAAGCTAAGACGAAAGTGCGTAAGAAATATGCACGCAACATCACCGATTTCTTCGAGCGGCTGTTTTTGCCGATTCAAAACGTTTTCTCTTCCACCGGCGGGGTGAAGGATTATCAGAATGGCAAATACAAGCTCTCGGAACAGAATCAGGAAAAATTACTGACCTTCATCAGCAGCCCACGTGATGGGAAATCGTTAGAACGTTATCTGGAAGAGCAATGGATCAATCGTTATCATGATGATCCTTCAGGTGTTCAGTTTATCCGGTACACCACCAATACAGACGGCCCTACTTCCATCTATCCTACCTATCAGAGCATTTCAACCATCCGGACTTATATTCCAAAAGGGCAGCTGGTGGAATGTGTTCTCTTTGAGCCACAGATGAAAGAGGATTACCAGGTATGGCTTCTGGTGGATGATAAAATGCATCGCACGATCATTCAGAAAGGCGAAGACTTCACCGTTAGTGATGATCCAACCAAGACGTTCGAACATCCGTTCGGCATTGTACCGGTGATCATCAATTCTAACATCACCGACAAAAACGGCATCAGGCTCTCACCAATTCATAAGATCGTTCCGACGGCAAAAGAATACGCGCGTGATCTCTCGGTAAAGACCATCTATAAGTTCCTCCAAGGATTCCCCAAGCATGGACGCGCTGGCATGATTTGCAGGACCTGTCACGGTTCAAAGAAGAATGGTAGCGAGATATGCACCGATTGCAACGGCAAAGGGGAATACATGAAGCCGGATGTCGCAGATGAAATGATCATTCCTTTCAACGACGAAGGGAAATTCCCCACGCCTATTAAAGATTTGATGGCGTTCTTCTCTCCGGATATCGACACCTGGAAGCAATTCACCGAGGAGCTCGATTATCTGGAAGACAAGGCTTATCATACCATGTGGGGCGTGAAGGATAAAGACAAAGTCACCAAGACCGCCACCGAAATTCATTATGATGCTCAGCCGCAGATGAATAAGCTCAATAAGTATGCTGACGTGGCCGAGTGGATCGAATGGACGATTACCGAATGGATTGCTAATGCAGTCGATACTGCGAAAGATAAAACCAAAGCTATTTCTCTGATCGTTTACGGTCGTCGCTATATCCTGGAAGGCATTGATACCATTCAGAAAAAATATGAGGATGCGAAAGCTGCCGGAGAAAATAACATCGTGCTCGATGGCATCTTTGATGAGCTGTTGATCGTGAAGTTCAAAAATGATCCGGAGTGGATGGCGCAGGAGCTGAAGAAAGCGCGCGTGGAACCATACTTGCATCAGTCCCTGGAAGAGATCAATGACATCTTCGGTCCTCAGGAGGCAGCTAAGAAAGTTTATTTCCAGCGCTGGTGGAAAAATCTGAAGAATGAGGACTTGCGAAAAGATGAGCTGATGCTTCAGGCTAAATTCGATACCGATTTCGCAGTATATCTCCCGACGTTAAAAATTCAGAAACCTCAAAACATTGTTCCGCCTATTCCGGAACCCGTTTCATAAACCATAAATTTTAAATCATCATGTCAAAAGTTCTATCAGAAAAAGAATTCCAGGATCAGTTAACTGAACAGGAGAAAAGGTATGACGGAAAAACCGTCATCGCTAACTTATATCAGCTCGGCCTTGAAGGCGGCAAACGCTTTTCGCGTGAGCTGAAGAAGCTCATCCGCGAAGACGTACCCGTTGAAATGGCGCATCTGGCTTCCATCAACGGCCAATGGGGCAATGCCGGTAAGCTCTATGAGATCGACGAGGAGAAAACGGAAGCGTTCCAAAAGAATCTCAGTGTTCATAAGGATGTGCTTGCAAAGCGTGATAAGGCAGAGAAGCTCGGAGCTAAGAAGCTCTCCCAGGCGTTGTCAGAAATGGGAACAGAAGAGGCCGGCTCTGAAGAAGCTGAAGGCAAGAGCGGAAAGAAGAAAAGTAAATCCGGCTCTGAAGAAGCTGAAGGCAAGAGCGGAAAATAAAATATGGCGGGGTGGAGCAGTTGGTCAGCTCGCCGGACTCATAACCCGGAGGTCGCAGGTTCGAGCCCTGCCCGCGCTACTTACAGGTTTTAAATTATGCATGGAGTAAAGTTTGAAGATCAGAATTGTGTTTTCGGAAAACCCGAAAGCATGACCGATGAGCAGTGCTACTCATTGCCTGCGAAGAAGACCGAGCATAATGGATTCCCATCCATTGAATCTGTCTTTGAACTCAGTGATGAAGAGCTTGCAATTGTGAACAAAACCAAACGCATCCGACTTGGCATCTTAGGTCAAGGAATGCCTCCTGTTTATCTTCAGGCGGAGCAAACCCGGGTGGATGGCGAATTAAAATCACCGGAAGAATTAAAAGAACCCGCCGAAGGCAATGTTTCCTGATCAGAAGTACGATATCGACCAAAGCGTTAAAGATGAAATTGCATTTTTCAAAAGCGAAGTGGAGCGATTGACGCATTACAATCAAGCTCTGCGCAAACATATTGTTGCCGTCTGTGATCATGAGAACTTATGTCGCAAGTAAAACCTGGAGCTGTGGCAAATTAATGAAAAACTTACTGAAGAGAATAACGAATTGAAATCAAAAACAACTTAACCAAATAATTATTATGATTAAAAAAGAAGATCTATCCGCCATCGAAAAAGCCCTTGGAATCAAAGAGGGAGAACTGAAAACCATCATCGAAGATAAAGATGAAAAGCCGTTGCCCGTTGCCATCGACACCTTCGAGATCGTACCCAAAACAGAATACGACACACGCATCACCAACATGAAGAAGGAAGCCGGCACGGCCGCCGTCGAGATTGCTGTAAAAGAAGCACGCACCAAACTCAACCTTGACTTTCAGGGAAAGACCGTTGAGAACCTGATTGCCGCAGCCAACAAGAAAGCGCTCGAGGACGCTAAGATCGAGCCCGATAAGAAGGTGAAGGAGCTGTCTACCGATCTTGAGAAGATGAAGAACAACTATGAGACCGAGAAGCAGCGCGCCGATCGCATCGAGGGTGAATACAAACAGAAAGAAAAGCTGCGCACCATCAATACGAACATCGTGGGAGCGCTTCCTAAGCAGACTATTATTCCTTTGGATGAAGTGGCAGAGCTTGCACTTCGCAAGGCTGCTGCAAATGGCATCGTTCCTGATATCTCTGATACAGGCGCCGTCATCTTCAAAAAGGGTGATGATATTTTGAAGGACAAGAACCTCGTGCCGTTAAAGGCTGACGAGGTTTTAAAAGATTTCTACACACCATACATCAAGCCTGCAACGGGTGGAGATGGCGGTGGTGATGGCACAGGACAAGCCAAGCCCGGATCCTTTGATGCGTTCTGCATCGAGATGAATGAGAAGGGCATAAGGGAAGGAACCAAGGCCTTCAACGATGAAATGAAAGACCGCATCACAAAAAAGACCTTGGTGCTGTAAATGCCTTCCAAGCACACCAAAAAGAAAAATAATAAGTCCTGCGCATTAGATCGGCAGGTCGCAGGTTATCTTTCTCCTAAATTGTATGTGCGTTTTAAAGACTGGAAAAAAGGCGTAGGCGATAGTGTGAAGCTCAACTTTATCATAGATAAATTCTTCAATCCGGAAGTCACCGAACAGGAATATGATCTGGTTCCAAACGGCAGGGTCAATAAAAAAGTATCATACTAAAAAAGAGCATTATTCGCATGAATTAGATTTGCCCTATCAGTGATTAAGAACTTTTGACTGATCAAAGCGGTAGCAGCGAAAACAAAAAGTTCGATCCTCAAGACCAATAACGCCGGCGGTAGTTGGCAGGTGGTAAAAAGGCGGTAGCCAAAGGATTCCCAAAAAGAAACTTTAGTTATTAAATTTTAAAATCATCCTTCCAATGAATCTTCGCATCAACGTCACAAAACTCTTCTCCGGTTTTTTAACAGCCATCATCGCATTCCTGCTTCTTGCTCCGATCTCGATTGGCTTTGCAGCATTTGCGGCCCTGGCAATCATCGCCATGACTTTAGGTATCGTTCCGATGCCTTCCGGTCTTGTCGGAACAAACTATGTCCCGTCGGCTCTTGCTAAAGGACAGGCTAAAATCCTCAGCCTTTTTCAAGCAGGGGAGCTGCGAGAAATTGATCCGGTTACCTATAAGCAGTTCCGGAGAAATGCAGAGATCATGATGCCTTCGCATAAGGTACTCAGAACACGCGAAGACAGAACGCTAGAAGCTTATTACACAAAGCGCACCGTCCGCTCCCTGGGAACGGGCCGCAGTCATAACCCATCAGGTGTGACCGGTGACTCCGGAGTGCTTACTCCTTCGTTTATCACCTACAACGATAAGTTCAGTATTTCCTCAAAGCAGGCGGATAACAACGTCTTTGCTTTTGATGAAATGTTTGCCAATGAAGTGGCTAACGTGCTGAAGAACTTCGCACGTGGCAATGAAACCACAGCCACGAACTACCTTTTCAATAACCGCTCTGCGGTTAATAATGCAGTAGCTGAAGGCACCTTCAATGCTGTCAGCAATGCTTTTGAAATCATCGAAGCTAACAACGGCCAACGCGCTATCCAGATTACCGACAGCGCGATGAACGAAAACTTATATGGCGGTCCGCTGACAGTGTTCTGCGATACCATCGCCTACAACAAATTCGCTTTCCTGTCTAAGCAGGGTGCAGAGAACGCAGTCAATACATCCTTCCAGTTCGAAGGAAAGACTTTCGTGAAATCATTGTATATGACGGCAAAAGCAGCAACGCTGGGTTACACCAAAGGATTCTGGATTGCAGTTCCCGATGGAACTATCGGCGTCCTTGACTGGATCCCTAAGCAGAACCGTGAAGGCATGATTAAACCGCCTTATACCTATGCTTCATTCTCTAACCCAATTGATGGGCTGGACTATGCATTATTCAGCACGTACGTCGCACAGGATTCAACTTCTGTCGGTGGTTACACTCAGGATATCCTGACTCAGTATGAATTCTCCATTGACCTTGCCTTTGAAAATGCGCCTCTGAGCACGGCCAACGAAACCACAATCCAGGCATTTGCGCTGGTGTAATCGTCCAATCAATTAAGGATTTAAAAGTTTAAACATCAATAACCAAAATTTCAAAACCTTCAAAATGAAAAAATTTCTCGCCCTTACAGTCATCGTCCTTCTGGCCTCTGCTTCCATGCTTCAAAGCGCAAAAGCGCAGGTGATCGCTCCACGAGCTAACTACCACGTGCTGATCGCCGGCGGAGCTGCAGACACAGCTCATGCAAGTACAACCATTTCTGGTACTGCAAGCTTGCTGCCTGCCGATTACATCAGTACCTATAAGGTGCAGGTGCGCATCGATTCCTTGAGCGGAACACCGGCAGGAACGGCCAAGCTTTATTTTAGTAACGACGGTGTGAATTGGGATGTGGCCGCAACAACATCAGCAACCTGGACCTTTATAACTGCCAGCGACACGATCTTTAATATATCGGCGACATCAGTTACGGCGGCCTTCGCCAAGATTGCTATCACCACCACCAGCGGCACGCAGAAGATCAAGGCAAAAGCGGTTCTATTGGGCGCTCATTAAGAATTTACAATGTTCAAAATTTTATGCTTTCTGTTCATGATAAATCCCACCCTCCTTTCTCAAAAGTTAGCGGGGCTTGTAGGATTTCGTCAGCCTTATAATCCGGTATACCAGGTTATCGATGCGGCGAATCAGGCAAGCAGAAGCGGATATTTCATTACCGACAATCCATTTGTCAAAGTTGAAAGCATAAAAGATTCTCAGGATTTCAAAGATATCTCCGACGCCGATTTCAATAATTTTCTAAGAAACAAAATGGCTACTTCCACTGTGAACGTAGCCAACTGGGTTTTCAATGAGAACGACTTTATTGACCGGCAGGTCCTCTATCGTCATGCACTGAATAAGTTTGATCAAAATAGCGGTGTGAACGCTTATGATTTGCCGGTCGGATTCTCATGTTACTGGATCAAGCCGTCGATTGAAAAGGATATCGCTTTCAAGATCACGCGAGTGTTTCTTGAGTTCGCCGGCTCCGGAGACATCACACTTCATTTATTCAACACTGCCAACCTGAAGACGCCGCTGCAGAGCAAAACGGTTTCGATCAACAATCAGCCCATCGTTGAGGTGGCTCTTGACTGGACATGCGATAACAGCAAATCAGGCGCAGGCTATAAAGGCGATTATTACCTGGGATATTTCACCAAGGATATGACCCTGAAGCCTTACAAACGCGAATACCGCGAAGCATTAGTGACGGCAGAAGTTCAGGAGCTGGAGATCCTTCGTTCCAACTTCGCATCCTTCACACAGCTCACCGATAATTTTGATCTGATCAAACTCGATCCATACATGCCTTACAACGGCATCAATCCGGATATCACTGTTTACGAAGACTATACCGATCTGATCATCCAGAACGAAAAGCTTTTTGCCCGAGCCATTCAATTGGATTGCCAGATCGCACTACTCAGCGAGAGCGCCGCTTCCATTCGCAGTAACCGCAATGAGAGAATCTCAACGCAGTATGCAGCTGCGATCATGACGCAGATCGAAGGGGAAAAGGGCGAGAACAATGTGAAAGTTCAGGGCCTGCGCCCTCAGCTATATGGAGCGATTGCTTCCATAAGAAAAGAATTAACCAAGTTACAGGAAGGATACACCGGTCAATATCAAATCGGTGTTCAAACATTAACATAAATGGGATTAGTCCACAAACATGAACCCGTTGGCGTGGATGTGGTCATTGATAAGCTTCAACGGGATTTGTTC